GCTGGCGCGTCGAAAACCTGTCCGGTCACGGTCGGCTTCGCTGCCACGCCCGTCATCGGCGCGGTGCCGCACTCCGGCGGCGCATCCACACGCTACGCGCCGTTCATTCCGTTGGCGGCCGGCAGTACGGGGATCTCCGACCTCGAATCCTTCACCCTCTCCGGCGGCACCGCCTACACCGGCTCCGGCCAGCTCGTGCTGCACCTGGTCAAGCCGCTGTTCAGCATCCCGCTCCCGGCCTCCGGCATCCACCAAGTCGCCGAATTCATCAACGCGCTGCCGAACATGGCGAAGATACCGGACGGCGCCTGCCTGCAATGGATGCTCATGAACACCGGCGCCACCACGGCAAACGCCCCGCTGATGGCCGAATCCGCCCACGCATGGGGCTGATGTGGCCCTCTACAACAACGGCTACCGCCTCGGCAGCACGCCCTTCCGGTCCGGCCTCGGCGCGCTGACCACGATCTACAACGGCGGCGGCTCGCTGTTCAGAAACGCCGCGCCGACCGGGCGCATGCGCGCCTCGGCAATGACCTTCGGCGAGCTCGCCGCCCGTCCGCAGGGTGCGCTGCATCCGGGCAGCTGGATGCTGCCGCAGAAGGCCGGCGCGCTTTCCTCGCATAACGAAGCCCAGGGCGCTTCCACCGCCGCGCTCAACCTTGCCGCCGGCCGCAACATCGCCGGCCAGGCCGACGGCGCCACGCCGACCGCGCAGGCCACGCTGCAGCTTGTCGTCAGCATGACAGGCACGGCCGACGGTATCGCCACCGTCACCGGCAACGTGCTCGCCGCGCTCGGCATGTCCGGCAGCGCCGCCGGCAGCAGCACCGCGGACGCGGCCAAGAACGCCATCGCCTGGTGCTACGGCGAGGGCGCCGGCAGCAGCGCCGCCACGCTCACGCGCTACGCCACCGGCAGGCTCTACGGCAGCATCACCCCCTACACCGAGCTGTCGCCGGAAAACCTCGCCGCGGCCGTCATCGCCGCCGCGCAGGAAACCCCCATCCACGCCGACGTGCAGAAGGTCAACAACTACGAAGTCATCGGCGACGGGCAGAGCGGCAGCCGCTGGGGGCCTGCGTAAATGGCCTCGAACTGGGGGGATTCCTGGGGCCAGTCCTGGGGCGACTCCTGGGGCGAACTTGTCGCCGGGTCGATTGCCGGCCACGCCGCCGGTGCCGCGACGTGCAGCGCGACCCTTACCCCTGTCTCCGCCGAGGTCATTTCCATCACCGGAGGCGTCCCGCGCCGCCGGCCGCGCACCATCAACAAACCCATCAACTTCCAGCCCGCGCTGAAAAAACGCCGCGAAGAAGAAGAGGCCCTCCTTATGGTCGGCCTCCTGTAATCCTGCGCCACTTTTTGCCTTAACCGCGCCACCCGAAAACCGCATTCTTTGCGCATTCCCATAGCGGAAATGCGCCATGCAACAACGCTTCGACCGCACCTGTGACGCCACCGCCCGCCGCGCCGCGGAGGGCGAAGACGACATCGTCGAGATGTCCATCTCGTCCGAAGCGCCCTACGAGCGTTTCTTCGGCATCGAAATCCTGCGCCACAACGTCGATTCCATCGACCTCTCGCGCCTGGCCGACGGGCGGCACCCGTTGCTGCTCGGCCATGACCACGAACGCCAGATCGGCGTCGTCAAGCGCGCCTGGGTGGATGGCGACGAGAAGAAACTGCGCGGCGCGGTGAAATTCTCCCGCGGCCCGCTCGGCCAGGAGATCCGCCAGGACGTCGAGGACGGCATCCGCAGCCTGATCTCGGTCGGCTACTTCATCGAGGACATCGAGGAAGTCGAGAAGGCCGCCGACGGCACCGAGACCGTCGTGCGCCGCCTCTCAGGCGACGAATTCATCCGCGAAATGGAAAAGGAACATGGAGCCGATTTCTATCGCGCCGGCCCGGCGGCCGCGCGTGCGAAGGGCTCCACGCCGCCGACGTTCGTCGTGACGCGGTGGCAACCGTTCGAAGCATCGGTGGTGCCGGTGCCGGCGGACGTGACGGTGGGGATCGGACGCTCGGCTGGCGCCGGCAACGAACACCCGAAGCAGGCAAGCCAACCCCTCATCACTTTGGAGAAACCGAAAATGGAACAGAAGACCCCCGCCGAGATCGAGATCGAGCGCCGCGACGGCATCGTCGCACTGGGCGAGCAGTTCGCCGCCCGCGGCTACATCACCGAGAAGGACATCCGCGACGCGCTCGCCAACGGCCGCTCTGTCGACCAGTTCAAGGACTTCATTATGCAGAAGATGGAGTCGCGCCACACCGACACCAGCCAGATGCACATCGGCATGAGCCGTGCCGAAGCCAAGCGCTACAGCTTCGGCCGCGCCCTGGTCGCCAGCGTCACCGGCGACTGGTCGAAAGCCGGCCTGGAGATGGAGTGCTCGCGCGCCGTCGAGAAGATAATGGGCCGCGCGCCCGAGGGCTTCTTCGTGCCCTTCGACATCTTCCGCCGCGACTTCAACGTCGGCACCTCTTCCGAGGCCGGCAACCTGGTCGGCACCGAGCTGCGCCCGGACCTCTACACCGACGCGCTGCGCAATGCGATGGTGATGGGCCGCCTCGGCGTGCGCTTCCTCACCGGACTGTCGTCGAACCTCGACCTGCCGCGCAAGACCACCGCCGGCACGCTGGGCATGTTGACGGAAATCGGCTCCGCCTCCGAGACCGCGCCCGTCACCGCGAAGGCCACCCTGAGCCCGAAGCGCATCGGCGCCTACACCGAAGTGTCGAAGCAGGCGCTGATCCAGTCGGCCATGAGCCTGGAAGACCTGATCCGCGACGACCTCGTCACGGGCGCCGCGGTGCTGCTGGAATACCAGTGCATCAACGGCGCCGGCACCGGCGCGGAGATCAAGGGCCTGCGCAACGTCACCGGCATCGGCACCGTGGTCGGCGGCACCCACGGCCTCGCGCCGGCCTGGTCGCACATTGTCGACCTCGAGTCGGCCTGCGCCAACGCCAACGCCGAGCCGGATCGCGTCGCCGGCTACCTGCTCAACACCAAGCTGCGCGGCAAGCTCAAGCAGACCCAGTTCGCCACCAACCTGCCCTTCATCTGGCAGAACGGCGACATGCCGTTGAACGGCTACCGCGCCGCGGTGACGAACAACGTCCCGTCGAACCTGACCAAGGGCACCAGCACCACGGTCTGCTCGGCGGCGCTGTTCAGCTCCGACTGGACGATGACCACCATCGGCCTGTTCGGCGCGCCGGACGTCACGGTCGATCCGTACAGCAAGGCCGACACCGGCCAGGTCAAGATCACGCTCAACCAGTTCGCCGACATGCAGCACCGTCAGCCGGCTGCTGTCAGCAAGATCGACGACCTGCTGGCGGGCTGATCGCCTGACCACCGCCAGAGGAGGACTGGTGGCCATTCGCAAACCCAGGACCCCGACACCGGCCAAGCCGGTGCCGGGGCCTGTTTTTCCGTGGTGGGGCTGGGCATGACCTGGAACCCGCTCACCTCCTGCGGCTACGAGTCCGACAAGGTCAAGTACGACGTCCTGCCGTACATGACGCGCGGCGGCCTCGACATCGGCTGCGGCCCGAAGAAGGTCTGGCCGCACCTGATCGGCATCGACTCCGGCCGCGACACCGAACTCTTCGGCGTCGCCATGAAGCCCGACATCGTCGTCGGCAGCGCCGAGCGCCTCGCGCTGTTCGCCGACTGCTCTGCGGATTCCGTTTTCAGCAGCCACACCCTGGAGCACATCGACGACTGGCGCGCCGCGCTGGCCGAATGGTGGCGCCTGGTCAAGGTCGGCGGCCACCTCATCCTCTACCTGCCGCACCGCGACCTGTATCCGAGGATAGGACAGCCCGGCGCCAACCCGGACCACAAGCACGACTTCCACCCCGCCGACATCGAAGGCGCGATGGCCGGCATCGGCGCCGATTGGTCGCTGCTGGTCTCCGAGACGCGCGACCAGGGCAACGAATACAGCTTCCTGCAGGTGTTCCGCAAGGAAGCCGCCGGCCATGGCCACAGCCTCGACTTCGCCGCCGCCAGGCCGGAAAAAACCGCCGGCATCGTGCGCATCGGCGCCAAGGGCGACGCCCTGTGGGCCAGCTCGCCCGCCGCGCTGTTCAAGGAACAGGGCTACCACGTCACCGTCTTCGCCGCCACCACCGGAGAAGAAGTGCTGCGCCACGACCCCAACATCGACCGCATCGTCTGCCTGCCCAATGGCGTGCTCGACGACGACGAACTGCTCGCCTTCTGGGCGCACCAGGCGGTCAAGTTCGACCGCTGGGTGAACCTCATCGGCTCGGTCGAGCAGCGCCTGCTGTACCACCCCTCCAGCAACGAATTCTTCCTGCCGCAGAAACTGCGCCACCGCTTCGGCAACGCCAACTATCTGGAGATGATCCACGACTATGCGGACCTGCCGCACGTTTTCCGGCAGAAGTTCTACCCCTCCGAGGCCGAGGCCAAATGGGCGCGCGAGGCGCGCGAAAAGCTCCTCCCGCCCGGGCCGCTGGTCGTGCTCAACGCCTGCGGCTCCGGCCCGGCCAAGACCTGGCCGCACGCCCAGGCCTTCCTCGAGCGCATGGCCGCAGAGAAGATCGTCACCGTCGTCCTGGGCGACGTCAAGGGCCTCGACCTGGCCGAGGTCAGCGAATACACCGCCATCGTCGGCAACGAGTGGCCGGTGCGCGCCGCGCTCGCCTTCGCCCAGATCGCCGACGCCGTCGTTGCCACGGAATCCATGATCGCCAACAGCGTCGCCATGGAACCGATGCTCAAGGTCGTGCTGCTCTCCCACTCCAGCAACGAGAACTTCACCAAGCACTGGAAGAACACCGCCGCGCTCGAAGCGACGGCCATCAGCTGCCATCCCTGCCACCGCATCCACGCGACGCTCGATTTCTGCGCCAAGGACACCGCCACCGGCTGCAGCGCCTGCATGGCCAGCTACACCGCCGCCACCGTCGCCGACTTCGTCATCGAGCGGCTGGCAAACCGGGAGGCCGCATGATCGCCATGCTCGAGGACGACCTCGACACCTTCCTCGATACCGCCGACTTCGCCGAAATCGCGCTCTCCGGCGCGACGCCGATCAACGGCATCTTCGACAACGGCTACGCCAGCGCCATGGGCATGGCCGGCAGCGGCCCGACCTTCACTTGCAAGAGCAGCGACGCCACCAGTCTCAACCCCGGCACCTCCACCTTGACCATCAGGTCCTCCTCCTACCTGGTGGTGGGGGTGGAGGCTGACGGCACCGGCATGACGCTGCTGCGCCTGGAGGCCGCATGACCCACGCGCGCCGCCAGATCCGCGAAGCCGCCGCCACGGCGTTCACCGGGCTTGCGACCACCGGCAGCCGTGTCTTCCAGTCACGAATGAAGCCGACCGACAACCTGCCCTGCCTGCTCATCACCACCGAAGATGAGGAGATCGAGCATTCGCCGCAGTCGCGCCAGGCGCGCGTCCTCACCCTTACCGTGCGCGGCCTGGCCAAGAGCGGCGCCACGGTGGACGACACCCTCGACGCCATCGCCGAGGAAGTCGAGACCGCCGCGCAGGCCGCCGGCACGCTCGGCGGTAAGGCGCCGGGCGGCCTCGTCCTCAAGAGCATCTCAACCGAATTTGACGAAACGCTGGAAAAGCCGGCCGGCGTGATCGTGCTCGAGTACCAAGCCGGCTATTTCACCGTCGCCGGCGCTCCCGGCACTTTT